GGATATGGTTTTTTTGTTTCAGGATTAATACCAAATACTTCGGCTAAAACTTCAGGATCTGAACGAAGACCACCTAATGCCATTGCTTCTTCACCTTCCATCATTGCCTTTAATGGAAACTTTTCAGCTATCATATCCATTGTTGAATTATACATAGCTTGTCCCGCAGGTGTGTCTCGGTTTAATGTCTCTCTTAGAAAGGCCTCTTCAAAATCTTTTCCTATCTGTAAATGTGCATCGATTCTTTCCTGTGCCTTTTTGTTACCCTTCCTTGCTAACATCTTATTCATCATCACTAATGTTTTTGCGTAATACTTAGAGCCCGTCCCTAATAACTTGTTTAATGATACCATGTTACCTCTTTTATCAGGTACCATTATTTCTTTACCTTCTTTTTTCAAAAACGCATTATAATGTCTATCTTCAATCGGTGGTACTGGATAACCTGCTTCCTGCATTGATGAGACAAGCTGTCTAACACCCTTTAATGTAGCAGTATCCATACCTGCAGTTGGCATACCTTGAGTCCCACTCATTTCATCTATCTCTTCATCTGTGATGTTTCCTAACTCATCCACATCATCTTGTGTAACAGACAATCCCATTTTTTGAATACTTGCATTTTGTCTTCGTTGTGCGTAAAATGGATTAGCTGGATTATCTTTTCCATAAAGTTCATTCATAGCGACTTCATGAATTCTATCTTGTTCCTCTATCAACCCTGCTAATTCTTGTTTTTCTTCCTTCGTGATATTCTTATTTTTCTTTTTTGCACTTAACTCATCGATTCTTTTCCTATTTTTTCTTCCTCGTGCGACAAGTTTGGGAGATTTTTTTTCAAGTGACTCGAATGCTTTATCTTCTATGTGACCACCTACACTTGGTTGTGCAAACATGACTTTGGTGTCTTTCTTTAAAGATACCTCAATTAATTTGCCTGACTTGGTTCTAAAATATACATCGGTTGAAAAACCTTTTTTATTATAATCTAACCCCATGGCTTCAACTTCATCTTTCAAGTCCCAAGCTCCAAACTCTATCTCATCATCTCCTGCCATAGACCTTATACTTTGTCTTGCTCCACTTATAGATTCTAACCAATCCTTATCAAAGAGTCTTTCATTAGGATTTTGTAGATTATTGTGATGGTCATTAATAACACTCATCAAACCTGCAAATTGTTCATCATTCATCGTTGAAGCTAACATTGTGAATAATTCGGCTGCTTGTGCTGGCATCTTTCCTGCTCCTGAACCATCAAGTACATCTGTCATGTTGACATTACCATTTGAATTTAATAACCTAACCATCGTATCGATATACTTTTTTGGAACACCTGGTGGAAAATATTTAGCTATGGAATCTCTTGTAATTCTTTTCTCTTCATCTTTCAACCCAGCATTTGTTACTTGTCCCTCTTGAATTCTTCTTTGATACTCTTCTTCTGAAGGTTCTATATCCCTATCGTAAAAATCTTTATCAACATCATTTAATTTTTTTCCATCATCATCCTGTCCACCTTTGGAATCATCATCATCTTCTTTTCCAATACTATCGTCATCAACTTGGTCTTGTGTTGCGTAAGGTAAGTTTCCACCTCTTTTACTTTGATTGTATTGGTCTGTACGGGCTCTTATAACATTATCACCCTTATCGTAAAAATAATATCTTT